TCTGCGCCCTAGCCAAGGAGGAGCAGAGCGATGGGTAGAAAGACAGAGGAGTTCTATGTTTGCGATTGCTGTGGCAAGGAACGAATTGATCCCGTCCGTGGCGGGGAGCGTGGGCCGGTACGATACACCGCAATGATCAGCGAAGATGTTGGCGTTGCCGGTGGCAAGATCATTGATTGGAAAGACCTTTGCAATGACTGCCACTACCATCTTGCGAAAGCCGCAAGCGCGCTTCGATCCTATCAGCAAGAGGCCCGCGCAGCCGCCCGCGCAGCACTGGAGGGCGAATAGATGAGCAAGCCGTTCACCGCTGACGCTAGAAGCCGCCGCGTGCGCTTCACACAGGCTGATCTATCGAGAGCGATTAAGGCCGCTACCCAAGCGGGAATGACGGTCATGAGAACACGAATAATGCCATCCGGCGAAATTGTGCTAGAACATCAAGGCGAGCAATCACATGACAGCGCGTTCGACCAATGGAAATCCGGTGCGGGTAAATCTGAAGGGCATAAATAAAGTCCGCAAGCGGCTGGCCGATGGGTCAACCGTGACGCATTATTACGCATGGCGTGGCAGGGGCGCACCTCGGTTGCTGGGTGATCCTGGAAGCCCTGAATTTATTGCCAGCTACAAGGCCGCGCACGAATCCAGAGCAGACCGCCACATTGGGACCTTGCAAGCGCTGCTGAACGACTATCAGGCGTCGCCATACTTCACTGAAAAAGCCGCGCGCACACAGTCAGACTACATCAAGCATATCCGCAAGATTGAGTCGGCATTCGGAACATTCCCAATATCAGCACTGGCAGACCGCCGCGCCCGAGGCGAGTTCCTGAGGTGGCGCGACAAGCTGGCGGAACGGTCTCGCAGGCAAGCAGACTATACCATGGCTGTTCTGGCTCTGGTGCTGGCGTGGGCATATGATCGCGGCGCATCCCCCGCGAACCCTCTGGAACGCCCGGGAAAGACTTACCGAGCGGATCGGGCCGCGAACATTTGGTCAGACGCTGACTTGGCTGCATTCCGCAAGGCGGCGCCACCGCACTTGTCGCTTGCATTGGAATTGGCTCTTTGGACAGGGCAGCGGCAGGGTGATCTATTAAAACTCACTTGGGGGAGCTATGATGGGGCAACGATCAGGCTGCGCCAAGGGAAGACCGGGCGGCGCGTTACTGTTCCAGTGGCAGGGCCATTACGCGAAGCGCTTGACGACGCCAAATCAAGGCGCGCAGGCTTGACCATCCTCACAACCACACGCGGGACGCCATGGACCAGCAGCGGGTTTCGGGCATCATGGGGGAAAGTACCTGTCGCGCTAGACGGCCTGACATTCCACGACTTGCGAGGGACAGCGGTTACACGGCTCGCGCGGGCAGGATGCACAGTTCCAGAGATCGCAACCATCACCGGTCACGCGCTGAAGGAGGTGGAAGCCATCCTAGATCGCCATTATCTGAGCCGGGATCGTGGCCTTGCGGAATCGGCAATTGCGAAGCTTGAAAGGCACGCGGGAAAGACGAAGGCTGCAAACCGTGCTGCAAACCGCCGTAACCGGCTCTAAAGGCCGTTGCGAAATTCCCTTAGATATCAAGTGGTTTTATGGTAGCGGAGGAGGGACTTGAACCCCCGACACGCGGATTATGATTCCGATACAAGGCTTTGAATTTACGTCTGAAAGTTGCAAACTGGTAGGAAATACGGCGCAAAGGAATCAAAGGGTTATGAGCAAAATGCAAACCAAGACCCCGGCCTTGAGATACATCCAAATGGAGCGGGAGCCATGCCAGCTTTACAGGCTTTATGGGGATGATGGGAAGTTGCTCTACATCGGGATAGCTAGGAACGCCAAGCGCAGAATATACCAACACAGAGGCAACGGAACATGGGGGCACATGATCGTCCGCAGTGAGGTTGAGGACTACAGCACCAGGAAGGAGGCATTGGCAAAAGAGGAGGCTCTTATTCGTGCCGAGAGGCCACCTTACAACAAAGCCTTCACCGGCAGGAGGGGGCAAACATTCGAAAATAGTGTCCGCCGCCCCAAGAAGGACCGGCTCCCAGAATTTTGCATCTATGCATTCTTGGATGAACTCGCTGAGACGAACAGAGAGCGGAAGAAACAGGAATAGCCCAGGTTCAACGCCAGACCCCAGAAACGAAAAAGCCCCGCACAATGGCGGGGCCTCTTTTCTTCACGCTGGATCACCGTCCGGTAGGGCTTCTGCCAGCACCTCGAAGGACTGGCCGGAAGCCATCAGGCAGGTGATGCCGTTTGGCATTGTCAGGGTAATGGTCCATGTGCCGGTCTCGACGCTGGCAAAGGTCTCCATCATCACGCCCTGCCCGCCGAGGCCGACATTCTGGCGGCTTTCGCCGTATTTGTCGGCCAGCCGCTCGATCACCACTTCGCGGGGTGCGCAGTTCCGGCCTTGGGCCGCCGCCGTGATCGGAAGCAGGCAGAGAAGCGCTGCAATGAATGCGCGCATATGCTTTCACCCCCTTTCTGTGTTCTAGGGGTTGCAGGTTGCAGTCATTCTCGTGTCCATCTCAGCTACCCAACGCAGCCAGCCATCAGGCAGGGCCTCTGGATCGGCAGGCATGGTCACGCGGGCCTCGGCATAGGCGCCGCACCCGGCCTCACCAGCTATCGGAGTTGTCGCGCACCCGGTCAGCCAGAGCATCCCGGTCAGCGTCGCGCAGATCTTGAACAGCATCGCGCCCCTCCTTCTGTCGTTTCGCGGAATCTGCCAGCGTCTCGATGTACGTCTCCTTGCGGCCCTCGGCCTTCTTCGACCGGCCCCAGCCCCAGAGCGCGCCCAGGGTGGCGAAGACGCCGATGGCCCACGGCAAGAGGTCAGCCAGCAGAGCGGAGATCATGTCGCGCCTCCACGGCGCTTTGCAACGCGGCTAACGGCGAAGGTGCCGACGAACGCCGCGACGCCGGATAGCGTTTGCGCCAAGCTGTCGATCTGAAACGTGATGGTTCCGGCTTCCGGGTCGAAGAGCGCCAGACCTTGACCGGCCAGCAAGCCCCCGATCAGGTATAGCCCCATGCGAATGTAAAGCATCATTTCTGCCCCTTTCCGAATAGGCTTAGAATTGCGTTGATGATGGTCGACCAGAGCGACGGAACCGGATCAGGCGCAGGGACTGATGACGCCCCATCAGCGCGCACCAGTCGCGCACGTGGCGCCATGTCCTGCTTGCCGTAGCTGTTCCACGAAAGCTGCCAGTGCGGCCCGTCTTTGAAGCTTGTCCAGTCGCCGCCCCATTCGATATCGACGGCCAGTTCCTCGGCGGCCTCTTTGATGACCGGGGCCAGCTTGTGATACAGCGGCCAGTCCCATGAAACGCTTCCGCCGCTCATCGGAGCCACGTCGACCGCATGGCCGGTCAGGTGTCGACTGTTCATGGTCTTGGACGCGCCGCTGTCGACAAGCTGTCTCTGCCGCTCTTTGGTGCGCAGCCCTTCCAGAACGGTGAAATCAACCGGGCTGCGGCTGATGGCAAGTTCCATGACCCGGACAAGATCAGGGTGCACACCATCAAGCCGCTGGCGGTTGCGCTTGGAGAAACGAAACGTCATGTCAGGTATCCTTGGTCAGATTGGAATCGCGGCCAGACCCAGAAGCACCCAGATCACCGCTGAGATTGCGACGCGGAAGGCAAGGACACGAGGCCCCCGCAATGCGCAGCGAAGCCTTTTCCGCGTCCTTGTCATTTGCCAGCCCCCCGCTTGGCGAACCGGGCCACCACCGCGCGCTTGACCTCGCCAAGCAGATCATGGGCGACGAAGGCCGCAACGAAGGCGACCAGAGCGGCGACCGCCGGGTGGCTGAAATCGAACCGTTCCTGAAGGCCAGCGACAATCACCGGGCCGCCAATGGCGCCGACAAAGCCGTTGAAACCGAATGTCACCATGGCCAGGCGCAGCCGCAGATCTTCCATTTCCAGAACCGCAAGCACCGCACCGGCCAGCGCGGCGATGACCACAGGCCAGCTTGTCCCGGCCTGCATCAGCCACGTTCCAGCCACGGCTGCGGACCCGGCGGACGCCGAGCCGATTGTCTCAATTCTCATGGACACCTCACATCGCTGCCAGAATGAACGCGGAAAGCTCCTCGTAGCGGACGCCGTACCGGTCGAAGTGTTCCGCACCCTCTGGGGCTTCTTCGGCGGTGGTGAACGTGCGGCGCCCGGTTCCTTCTGCTGTTTCCACGTCTGCCTCCCACCATTCATCCCAGCACAAGACGCCGTAAGCGAACGGGTCCAGCCCCTCGCCCTCAAAGGCGGCCTTGAGGTCCTGCGCGATGACGCCGAAATGCCAACGCGCCGAAGTGCCCTTGAGTGCAACCGCATCCTTGAACTTGAACTTTTTCAGCATCCCCTTGGCGGCCAGAGCCACCCGCTTCTCCGCGTCGCTCAGATCGGTGATCTGCGTCTTGACGCGTTCATCTGACGTGTTGATTGTGCCGGTGCCAGCGAACAGCTCAGACCACCGCAGCGACGCGCTCCCGAATGCCTGAGTGTTGTCGGCGCCGGGGGTGACATCACCACTTGTTGAAATGACCACCCGGTCATTCGTGCCGCCAGTCTGCAGGATCAGATCGCCCTTGGCCTGCAGCGTCAGTTCGTCGTTGTTTTCGTTGTGCTGGAGCTTTGCGGCCTGATTGTCGGTCTGTGAACCGAGATAAACACGAACAAAACCGGTTGCATCAGCGCAAAGGATAGACATTCCTACGTTGTTTGCATCCTCACTGACAGCAACATTGTTGGCGATAGTGCTTGGCGCCGCACCCGCACCGACATCGAGTTTGTCAGCAGTGTCGATTTTACCGGACGCGGTAACAGTGGTTGCAGCAACGGTATCTGGCGTGTTCGCGCCAATAGGGGTGCCGTCGATAGACCCGCTGTTGATATCGATCCCCGTAACCGGCGTGGTGCCGTCAAGAATATCATCGATTTCATCAAAGTTTGCATTGAGCTTGGTCCCCCAAGTACCTTCGGAGGCGCCGACCTCTACCTTGGTGAGTCCGTATGTCGTTGTGGTGGTGTCTGCCATAGGTCAGCCCCTCAATATGTGCCATCCCAGACGCGGAACTTGGAGAACTCGCCGCTCTGCAGCTTGCGGTTCAGCACTTCCTGCCGGGCAGCGTTGTCGTTGTGGGCCACTCCGGCCTCTTTCATCCACATCTCGACCAGCCACATGGGAACCTCGGCCACCAACCGGCTTTCGCCCATGCGGGTTGCATCCGCGCTCCGAAGGGCCGCCGCCTGATCCAGCGCCGCCTGTGCGTCGAATGTCTCCTTGATGTGGAAGGTGTCCCGGTCATCCCCGGGGATAAACTGTTCGCCGATTTTCATGCTCTGCCCCTCAGTTGTGAAAGGGGGCGACCGAAGCCGCCCCGCATCATCAGCTCACTGCCGCGCTAAACGGCGTCGCCTCGGTGCCGCTGGCGTCAGAGACGACCTCGACACGCCAGACGCCGGACGCAATGTCCTGCAGCTTCACAATGGCCCCGGCGATGCCGCCGGTAGTCGTGCCGTCCAGCGTGATGGTGTCGCTGGTCGCAGCGGTCGCGAAGCCGACAACGGTGTCGCCCGCGTCGGCAAACAGGATCGCGGTCCCGGACATGACGTCCGAAGCACTGGCCACCTGGATCACCAGATCTCCGGTCTTCGTGGTCTTCACGAACACCTCGTACTTGTTGCCGGATCCGGTTGCCGCCGGGAGGGTGAAGGTCTGGGTTGCCGCCAGATCGGAGACAACGGTTTGCCCAGCGTGACCGCCTGCGGTCAGGGACAGGGTGGCGTCGGTCACAGTGACAACACCATAGTTTGAGAGATACGGAGAAGGCATAGCCTCGGTCATTTCATTCAGAATGATGGGAAAAGGCGGGCCGCTAAGCCCGCCATCACGATCAGCTCGTTGTATTGTCGAAGACGCCGCCGCTGGCCTTTTCGTTCTTGCAGCACAGGGTCAGTTCGGTGACGATCTGGCGCTTGGTGCTGTCGCCGGTCTTGGCGAGGGGAACGTTCTTGGTGCCGCGCAGGACGCCAACTGCCCACATGTTCGACTGCATGATGAACACGTCTTTCGAGCGGTTCTCACGGGTCGGGACAAACTCCACGTTGCCCCAGGGCGTCACATAGATGCGCAGGTTGTTGACAACGCGGGCATCCTTCGCCCCCAGCGTCGAGCGCTGGTTGTTGTTGCCATCGAAGGCAAGCGCCTTGTTCATCTGGAAGGCCGACAGGAACACCTTGTCCGGGCGCCCGCCGCTTTCCCAGATCGACTGCATGCAGGTGTCGAACCGGGTCTGCGAGAATGCGACGGGGGTGCCGTCATCGGTGCGCGTGTCGGTGCCGTCACCAGTCGGGTCCGCACCAGACGGGGAACCGCCGGTGGCAAACACGGTATTGGTGGCAAGCCAGGTTGGTGCCCCGGCCATCTTGCGGGCGGTGGTATCGTCGCCAGCAACCTTCGCCTGGTTCAGGAACAGCGCGCGCTCGATGTCGAGCTTCTGTTCCTTCGCCATTTTCAGCGACTGATAGGCGATTTCCTTCTTCCGGCCAGCCTTGTCGAGGCCTTCGTCGGTGTCGGGGATCACAACCGCGTTCTTGAAGATCTGGGTGCGGTTGTTGAGGCGGGTGGTTGCCGAACGCGCGTTGGCAACGGTGTCGTCACCTTCGATGTGCGCGTTGTCTTCCGAGGACCGCAGCGCATCGGTCTGCCATTCGTGCAGAGTGTTCTTCGCCTTGGTCTTGGTGCACATGGTGTAAAACGGCGTTTCCTCGGGGGAAATGTCGTAGATCATGTCGCTCAGGTCTTCGCGGATGCCGTTCACATCATAGGAAGACATCGAATTTACGGGCTGTGCCATCGTAAAGGTCCTTCTCTGGGAAAAGCCGTCGCCTCACGGCGGGGCGGTCTGGTTTAATCGTCGGAAATCATCAGATCCATCGCAGCATCGATGCTGCCGGTCTGTTTCAGACGATCACGCTTCTTGCGGGCTTGCCCGCGTTTCTGGTCAGTTTTTGCACCAGCCTTCGCAACCGGGCGAGCCTTCTCGGCCTTTTTGGCGACGGTCTCGCCCTTGCCGGTCAGCTCGTGAAAGCGCATCAGGTCATGCAGGGCACGTGCATAGCGGCTGTCTTCCAGCGCGCGCACTTCCTCCATGCTGAACCCGTATTTCGACATGGCCACATCGGCCATTTTCGCTTGCAGGCGGGGCGATTTCTCGCTGTCCGCAAGGTCCGGGATTGCCTCGTGCAGTTGGCGCCGCTGCTCTTGCAGGAACGCATTGCGCTGCTCCTGCTCCTGCTGCTGCTGTTGCTGCATCTGGCCCTGATATGCCTGCAGGTGGTCCTGGTATGCCGCCGCCTGCTGGTCGTAGATCGCCTTTTCCTGCATGTAGCTGACGGGATCAGACTGCAGGAGGGAAGGATCTGGCGGGGTGGGAGGCACAAAGGCGCCCTGCTGTGCTGCTTGGACAAGGTAGTCCAGTTGCTGTTGCTGCTGCTGCATGGATTGCGCATAGGTCTCGACCTGTTTCCGGGCCTCTGCGACCTGCTGCATTCCCTGCTGGATGTACTGCTGACCGGAATAGCCGCGCTGCAGTTCTTCCAGAGATACCCGTTCTTCCTTGCCGTCTACCTTGACGGTGAAAAGCTGGGCCTCGGAATCCGCTTCGGTTTCCTGTTCGTCGTCATCCTGTTCGCCGTCTTCGTCGGCGTCATCCGCGCTCTGATCATCGTCGCCATCGTCCGTCTGATCTTCCTCAGTATCAGGTGCGTCGGTGGCTTCTGCATGGTCATCCTGCGTTTCTTCTTCGGCCTCCGGCTCAATCAGGCTTTCGGCCATTTGCTCAAAGGACATGGGTTCAGTCGCGGCATCTGCCCCGGTGCTGAGTTCAGTCATTGATTAGCTCCATCTGTGGGAAAAGCCGTCGCCATCTCGGCGGGGCAAGGGCGTTACTTTTTGCCCTGGTTGCGGCGTTCAAGCTTGGCGGCGTTAACCGCCCGGTCCATCTTCGCCTTGAGTTTGCCAAGGGCGCGGATCATCGCGTGTGCCTCGGCGATTTCTTCCATTTTGGCGTCCGCATTGGAGAAGGTTTTCACCTGATCCGCTAAGGCCTCCGCATGGAATTCCTGAAACAGTTTACTGGCCCGCAGCGCCTCGGCGCGCGATGCCTTTTCGGTTTTCTCGGTCATTCGTAGATCCCGTTGGTTGCTTGGAGTTCATAGACGCGGTTCAGATCGACCGGGACGCCGTATTGGCCAAGCAATTTGGCGGCCTCAACAATGCCGTCCAGCGCCATCTGATCGCGCGCCAGATCGTCCCGCATGGTCATGTCGGCCATCTTCATTTGACCGTCCTGCTGGGCCTTCTGGACCTCAAGAGCGGCCTTCTGCTGGGCCTGCATCACCTTGATCTGCGCGTCCTGCTGGGCCTTCTGGATCGAAGCCTGCGCCTTGACCTGTTCGGCCTGCACAATCGGGTCCGGCTGCTGCGGCTGGTTCTGCGCTTCGGCAGCGGCCTTTTCTGCGATCTGCGCCTCGATATCCGGCGTCATAGGCTGCCAGTACCGGCTCACGTTGTGCAGCCCTGCCAGCATCATCGCATCGGCCAGGGTGTTGCGAATATTCGTCATCGTCACGAGGCCGTTGTTCGGTCCGTATTCTGACCACAGCCCCATTTGCCGATCAAAGGTCTGGTTCAGCATCGCAACCTTGACCATCTCGCCTTCATTGCCGAGACCAACATTGATGGTCACGTCAAGCTCTGGGTCAAACTGCGCCACGTCCAGATCGACAAACTGGCCGTTCATGCGCATCTGCACCGGGCCGGTCTGTTCTTCCTTCATCAGGCGCAGGACAATGCGGAAAAGGCGCGTCATGCCGCCCTCCGCAAGGTGACGGGCCATAACCTCTGGCTGCGCGGCTGCGGCGCGGTCGAGCATGTTTACCGCATCCACGTTGGCATTCTGCAGTGCGTCCGGGTTCAGGCCGCTGGCCGCCTCCGTGATGCCGGTTTTGTTCTGCGTCACCACGTCATGATACTGGATCGCGGCCAGCGCATCACCAACCGGGAATGTCGTGTTTAGCGGGAAGAACTTGTCTTGCGGTGAGCCTTCTGTCTCCACCAGCCCGCCGATCTCTCCATTCATCATGTCGTCAGTGTCTACGGCGCGGCCATCGTAGGCCCAGCGTGGCGCATTCGAGAACGCAACCCCATCCAGAACCCCGCGCAGCATCGACGTGCTGGCGTCCTGATCCTGCTGGATAAGCTCCACCAGAGACCGGCCAAAGAATGTGTGCGGCTCCGGGTCAATCTCGAAGATAGCAAAAGGCGTGTCCTCGACCGGGTAGTGATCCAGCAGCTTGTACTGCGTCCCGGCCATGATCAGCGCGTAAAGCTGCGCAACCCCGGTGCCTTCCACATCCACGCGCATATAGGCCTCGGTGTAGAGCACCCGGCGCATAGACAGGTCGTCGCTCTCGTCGTCCTGATCGCGGTAGCGGTTGCGGTATTCCTTTTCTTCCTCGCCCGGTTCCTCATCAGAGCCAAGCTCGACCACTTCGTCAAAGTCAAAGCCCATCTCGACCAGATCGGAAACACGCAGTTCGCGCTGCTGACCGCAGATGTAGAAGTCATCGATCGATCTGGCGTCAGCGTCGATGAAGAATTCTTCCGGCGGCATACTCTCCATCCGCAGTTCCGGCTTGCGCGTGACCTGCTGCGCCTTGCCGATGTGCAGGCCATCGAGCGTTTGCTCGTGCTCGATCAGTTCGATGTCGTCGTTTCCGGCCATCATCGTGAACTCATCCGGGCCAAGCTCGAAATCGAATATCTGCGACTTCTCCGCCTCGGACATGTAGACCTTGGCAATGCCGACCTTCTTGCGCAGGGCGTCGTCAATCACGTCATTCAGCAGCCGGAACCCGCCGTTCTTGTTGAACACGAACTGCGCGTATTTGGTCTGCTGCTCGGCAACCTCCACGCTCTCCGGCCCGCTGGGGATGAACTCCACCGGCTTGTCGGTCGCCATGAACACCCGCATCAGGCCCGGCTTGGCATTGCGTACCGCGTCCCGGCACTTGGTCGCAACGACCTTGGACCGGCCCTTCTCGTGCCCCAGCGTGTCATTGCCGTCGAAATATTTGGCGGCTGTCAGGCGCAGAGGCGCGATGTCCTGCTCGATATAGTCAATCGCGTCCTTTGCGGCGCGGCTGACGATCCGTTGGATGTCGTCTTTTGACTTGGCTGTCGGTTTCATACGTTCTCCCAACGCGGCAGACCCCGCCGAAGCGGGGCTGTGCTTTTGGATTGTGAGTGTGTTGCTTTTCCCCGCGTCCGCTCTTAGGTTATGGGGATGGATTGGATCTTCTTCTTGCAGGTCATTTCTGCGGTCATTATCGCCAACCTTCTATCATTCGGATGGCTTTATTTTGCTTGGCGCGTAACACGCCAGGAGCGCGAAACCGGAACCCATGAGGGGTTGCCCACTTGGGTTTACCTCCTTGGTGCGGCTGCCCCCTTGGTTGCAGCCGGTGGCGCCTACTTCATGCCGCATTAGCGCGCGCTCATATCCAACAGACCCTCGCGCCCGTACTGGCGACCACCAGCCGCCCCTAGCGCATCCAGAAGCCCCATTTCGAACTCGCGCCGCAGCGCGGGCGAAAGCACCATGGCTGGATCAGACGAAAGCAGCGCCTCGGCCAGCGCCTTGCGGGTGGCTTCATTCTCGCCGCGCAGCGCAGGGCCGAGAGACCCCAGTGCCTTTTTGATCGCAGTACCGGCATTGATGTTGCCAAGGCTCTCAAGGGAGCCTAGCAGGCCCTCCGTGACCTGCTCTGCACCCTCGATATCAGCGAGATTGTCAGCGGTGCGAGAGCCGCCGAGGGCGCGGTTTTGAGTGCCCCACATGGCGTTTTCACGCTCCACACGCCGGGCCAGTAGATCAGGGTCAATCGACAGGATGCCGCGCTCTGCCTCGACCTTGGGGCTTTGCAGCGCCTTTGCCCGGTTGGTGGTCGGAGCCGTCCCTGACTCCAATTTGCCCAGAAGGCTGTCGCCGTATCCGACGCGGGCCGCCGCCTGTTGCTCTGGCGTCATGGCGGAGAATTGCGCCGTGGTGTCTGCCGCACGGTTAGTAGAGCGCGACATTTTTCGACCTTGGTCAATTGCATCGATCACGCCGGAAGCATCGCGGAAGCTGTCATTTGCCGATCGATAGGACGGGCTGGCGTCCTGCAAGGCGTCATCGAGAGCGGAAACCAGCTTTCCAAGCTCGCGGGCCTCATTGTTGCGCCCTGCGCGCACGGCGGCGCCGATGTCATCCTGCACGGCCTGCTTGACGCCGAGAACCCGGTCGAAATCGCTCAACTCGCGGGCAATCTCACCTTCTGGCAGCTTGCTTTCAGGAGCGGCAAGTCGATTGCGATAGCGGGCCAGCTTAGCGTCGATACCGTCGCCTGCAACTCCGCGGCCCTGCATCCCGCCGATCCGGTCGTCGATCACGCCTAGAGCGCGGCGCACGTCCACCGGTGCGGCGTTGCCTCGGGCAGCGTCATAGGCCGCGTCTGCCGCCTGCCCACGGGCCGCTGTGAGGGCTGCTGCACGGGATTTGGCGGTATCGCCACCCATGTCAAAGGCATCGTCGATAAAACTGGCCATTCGCTCTGGTTGCCCAAGCTGGCGCTTTTCCAGGAAGTCGGCAAGCTCAGTCGCCGCATCCCCGCCAGCGCGCACCATTCCGGACGCGCGGCGCTGTCCAGCATCACCCAGGGCATCCATCAGGCGAAACTCGCCCTGCCCTTCCAGAGCTGCGTCACGAACATCCTTGGCAACATCATCAGCAGATCGGCCGCTCTGGCGCAGGGTTTCTGCCAGCGCGCGGCTGACCTTTGTTTTGCTCGGCTGGCTTGTAAGAGCACCCCAAGCGGGCGCCACAACAGATTTCGCGGCGGACATAATGGCAGGGGCCGCTGCACCAACTCCACCACCGATAGCGCCACCCCATGCTGCGTTGTCGATCCGTCCACCAAGGCCTTCACCGCTGCCAGCGCCAAATGCTGCACCCTCTACGGCCCCAATGCCCATACCGCGCCCAACCGTGCCCAGAAGCCCCTTGCCGACCGCCAACGGGGCCGAGCCAATCGCTGGCACCAGAGCGCCACCGATCTGACCGGCCATGGAAGCCGCGCCGTGCTGATCTTGATCGAGTTCCTGCTGCGCGCGGGCCTGTTCCAAGCGGAACAGGGCCAAGTCCTCGCCGCCGCGCATGTATGCACCTGCGGCCTGCGCCTCATCGTCCAGATTGAACGTCAGGCCAGCCATTGCCCCGCGCCCGGCCGCGCCACCCGTGGAGGTTTCCATATTGCCCTTGAGCAGTTCGCGGCTGGTCATCTGCCCCGTTGTCGGGTTCATCACCATGCCTTCCGGCGCCTCGCCGTAGGTGCCATCTGCGTTCGGTACAGGCTGCTGTGCCCGCTGCTGCTGCTGGACGCGGAGGCGCGCCCGGGCGATAGCAAGCGCCCGCTGCTGTTCTGGCGTCATTGGAACAATGCCTTTTCTTCTGGCGTCATAGCGTCCCAAACCTCTGGCTCAACACCTTCAGGGATACCTCCGCCCGCTGCTTCTGGCTGCGCGCGCAGCTGCTCAATATACGCAGCGCCAGCGCCTGAGCTTGCCCGGATGCCTTCGATTGCAGATTGGCGGTTCTTGCGCTTCTGCTCGATCACCTCTGGCGTATCGCCGGGAACCGGGAAATACTGCTGTTCAGCATTTGCGAATTCCTGATCTGAAATCACCGCCCCAGACTCACGACGCAGCAAAGCGTTCACGAAGTCGCGCCGCGCCTGATCGAACCTCTGGAAATCTGCGTCTCGTAAATAGTTCCCGATACCAAGCGGCACCTTGTCGAGGTTCTGTTGTGCGAAACGGGAACCCTGATCCTCTAGGGAGGACAGCACATTCTGCGATTCCTCCATGCGCAGCAGGAACCCTGTGTTTTTGCCCTGGTCAACGTTCAGGTCAGGAATGCCGCCAGACCCGCCGACACTGATATTCGCGGCCCCGGCCTTTTTCTGCGCAAGCTGGAAGTCGATAAACGACCCGTCATAGCCCTGCGTTTTGGCGAACTCGTATTCCTTGAGCGCCGAGGTCCGGTTGTCCTTCGGGGCGGCAAGGCGCTGCTGCATGATCGCGCCCATCACATCGCCGCCGCTCACCGCGCCACCCTCTACCAGATCGGCGAACTCGCCATATCCGTTGCCGCGCAGCCATTCCGCAGTCTGGTTGCGAGACTTCTTCGACTTGGCGTCCTTCTGGCCCCGCGCCTGCGTTGCATATGCGTTCTGCAGGAACTGGTCCCCGCTGCCGGGCCGGGAGAGGTTCGCAAATCCGCCTGCCAGCGCCATCGCCAGCTCCGGCTTGATGCCAAACAGCCCGCGCTGCTCTTGATCCTGCTGCTGCATAGGTGCCCCCATTCTGTCGCTGCCTTCGCTGCCCGCCATGAAACCCGGTGTGCTACCGCCGCCGAACAGTTCCTCGGCCTTGCGCCGGTGCCCGGCCATCTGCTTCTCTACCTTGTCGCGGACGGTGCCAGGGGCGCCGCCGTTGTTCGCGTCAGATGCGCCATAGCGGCCCACGCCGCCCGCGTTGATCGCGCTGTAGATATCCAGCAGTCCCATGCCGGGCTGAACCCCGGTGTCGCGCAGGTATTTGACGACCGCGCCATCCTCGCCAAGCTGGGAGCCGACCGGGTTGCTCCAGTCGACGCCGTATTTCTGCGCCTGCGGCTCACCCCACTGGATGAGGCCACGATGCTGACCCCATTGCGTTGTCGGCCCTGCCTTGGTCGGGTCGAATGTGCCGGCGGTCTCGTATGAAATGGCGGTCGCCAGATCGACAGGCGAGACGCCGAGAGCCTGCGCAGATCGCTGGATGCCTTCGCGAAGGTCAAACACCGGACTAGGTCCCGATCATGTCATAGCGCACGGCCTTGAGACCATCTGGGCGCTGAACTACAGCCTCAGGGCGCACTGCCTCGACCTCCTGCGCCATAACACCCATATGGAAGGTATCGCCGCCCTTGTAGCGGTAGACATAGATCGGCAGACCATCATCGGTCTGACCCACCCTGCGGATATCTTCCTTCGCCCTGCGGTCAGACAGGTACGGCAGGAGGCTGGCGCCGAAGCTGAGCGCATCGAAAAGCCCATTTCCGCCACCGCTTTGCGTGGTGGTCTGGGTGCCAACGTTGGGCGTGGCGCCAACAGCCATCAGCGGCAGGTTCAGCGCGTTCTGCGGCGCTCCGATGAAGCCGCCGTACTGACCCTTGGCCGCATCGATAAGCTGCTGCTGCAGCATCTGCTGTTGCGCGCCCTGCTGGGCCATGGTCTGATTGATCGAGTTCGCCTGATTGAAGCTCTGCCCAGCCATGCCCGCAAGCTGCCCAGCCCCGGCAAGCTGCTGAGAGCGGTTCTGCGCCTGCGCGCTCTGCCCCGCCTGCGCTGCCGCAAGCTGCTGGGAACGGTTCGTCAGCCGGTTGGAGGCATTGCGCCCCCGCACCGCGTCAATCCGCGAGGCGTTGCTCAGGCGGTTCTGCACGTTGTTTTGCGCCACGTTGTCCCGGCGCGATGCGTTGGACAGGTTCAGGTTTCCCAACTGCCCGGCTGCGTCCGTGCGCATCTGCTGGCCCTGCATGCGGTTCTGGATGTCCTGCTGGGCCATGTTCTGCGCGTTGTCAAAGCTGGCTGCACGCTGCTGCGCTGTCATGTCCGCAACCGACTGCGCAAAGTTCCTGTTGTTCTCAGCCTCGACCAGCCCGTGGCGCGATCCGCCAAAGGCCCCGGCTGCCGCTGCCCTGCCTGCAATATCGCCCTGCGCCATCTGTCGCGCCCGGTTCATGTCGCGGGTTGCATTGTCGATGACCTGCGTTTGATACGGGTTCATGTACTGGCCGAGATCAGTCTGTCCGATCTGACCCGCCTGAAAGCCCATGGCGTCGCGGAAACCCTGACGGGCATTGCCAAGATGCGCATTGCTTGCTGACACGTTCATATTTCCAGCGTTGGCTGCCTGCGGTGTCGGCGCCCCGGCCTGACGCAGCCGGTTGAACGTGTTGCTCCACTTCGCGCCCTGGCGGCCCGCTTGGTTCATGGCCTGCGTGGTTGCGGTCATGGCGTTCTGCATGCCTTGCGCCGCGCCCTTGGTCGCGTTGAACTGTCCCGGTTTTCCGTACATTATCGACCCCTCCACACGGGTTGACCGCCGATCATTTCCCAGTTCCCGTCGTGGCTGGCCGCTGGCGCCTGAGCCGCAGCAGGTGCTGCCGCTTGCTGATCCTGCTCGGGCTGCGGTCCCCACGGTCCTGCCTTTGGCGCCGCGCCCGTCACTGGGTTGATGAACTGGCCTGTGATGGCGTTGAACTGGCCGGGTCTGTTCTCCCGCAGTTCGTTCCGCGCCTGCCGGAACATCGGCATGGAGGAATACCCGCGCACCCCGCCTGCGTACTCTTTCGCCTTCGGAAGACCAGCGTTGACCCGCTGCGTTCCCATGCCAAAGGCCCGCGCCATCTGGTTATTGCCGCGCATCGCCTGCGTCTGCATGGGGGTCAGCGCTGCCACATCCGGGCCGTTGTACGGGACATAGCCGATATTGCTGATCTGCTGCGCCCGCTCGATGTTCTCCTTGACCGGCTGTTCCAGCCATTCAGGGATCTCGTTTTTGACTGTCTGAGTGCCGCCGCCTTTACCCATTGGTCACGTCCTTTCTCAGCACCACGTGCCGCTCTTGCCAGCCGGGAAGCGCCCGGACCCAGCCGCGCCGCCCGGTCATTGTGACCGCCTGCGCGCCGCATTGTTTTGCCATGTCGATCAGTTCGCCCTGCGATGCCTGGATCTGCGCCAGATCACCGCCTGCGATGAAGACGCTCAGTTCTCTGGTGCGCGGATAGTCCAGCACCTCAAGCACTGCGCAGCTTTTGTCCTTGGCCCACAGCGTCATGCGCCCGGTCAGTACCGCGCCTGCAAGGTCGTCGAATGTGTGGGTTCCGTCTGCATGTGATAGCGCCGCCTCGATCCACGAGCGGCACCGGGTCAATTCGTCAAACAGCGCTGGTGCTGAGGTTACCTGCATTGTCCACCTCGACACTGTAGCGCGTCCCGTCTGGGCTGGTGAGGATCAGGCGTCCCTGCCCGATCTCCACGTCCTGCCCGCGCTTGTGATTGTTCCGGTCTGCCTGCTCAATCTGGCGGATCCGGTCAGCTTCCTGCATCCGGTCATAGTTCGGTCCCGGCGGGCGGAGTTTCATCGCTGCCCCCGCTGGCGGACCTGAATTGACGGGGTGCCGAAGCGCCAGTCTGCGTTTGCTGTGCCATCGATCCGCAGGCGAACCTGCCGACCGGTGATGCGGATGTTGCTTGGCTCTGCCGCAGTGTACGGCCCCACGCTCGTTTCATCGCCATTCGGATACAGGCGGCTCTTGAACGTCATCGTGACCTCGCCCTGGGTCTTTTCGTCGGGAATGAAGGCCGTTGCCGTGAAGACGCCGTTGCTGTCGCCCATGCGCAGCGGACCACTCTCGGCATAGGGCGTCACGCCGGATACCTCGCCCACCTCGTGCTCATAGATCCAGCCATCTGCGCCAAAGAACATCGGATAGCGGAAGGCGCCGCGATCAACACCGGTGGTGCGGGCCATTTCGCCCGTCGCCCAGTGCTGATCCGCATAGTTGTAGATCACATAGCGGTCGTTTTCGGTCGACCCCGAGGACGGGTAGAACCACCAGACCTCGTTGAACTGCTCGTTCGCAACAGCGGCCACCTTGCTCACCTGTGCCGCGTTGATGTCGCTGAACACATAGTCGCTCACATCGGAAAGGATCGGCTCAACGCCGCCGCCGAGGTATGCGAAAAAGGCGTTCTGCCCCATCCAGACAGCTTGGCTGCCGACCGATGCAACAGCCTGCCGTGAAATCGCCCCGCAGGCCGACCCGACGCGCTCGAAACCATAAATGAACGGCGGCCCCTGGTACTCGGCCCGGAATGCCTCCCGATCGGTCAGGATCAGCGTTTGACCTGGAACCGCAGCGGCGCACATGATCTGCCCGTTGGTCTCAAACCGGTGGTCGCCAGCTTGGTTGGTGCTGGCTGCTGTCCACGTGGTGTTGTCCTCCTGGTCGCTCCACTTGATCTGCCGTGCATCGCCTGAGGCGCCGAGGGCGAACACGATCCGCTCGGCAGTGACGAAGACCCCTAGATTCCCAGTCGGCGCGCCGGAAAGCTGGGCAGCCGGGGTAGCGCCATCAAGCTCCCATTGGTAGATCTTGCCGTCCGCCACGCTGCAGGCCAGAAGGTTCTGCCCCCAAGCTGCAAGGCTCCACGTCGTGGCCTCGGTATAGTTCCCGTTGTCGGGACGCGGGGTGCCGAAGGTGCCGATCCCGAAGAACCCGCCGCCGTATCCCGTGTTAAGCTCAGCATCCACGATCCCAGCTGTCAGACCGGCAGGCGTAATATCGTAGACCACGCCGCCGCCGGTCGACGCCACGAGCGTTGTCGCCGTGCCGCCAGCGATGCGCCGCTCCCGGCTATTGTCGCGCCACGCAAGACTACCCCGGCAGATCCCTCCCATATCGGCCTTCTGCCGCCATCCGCCAATCGGCTGCATGATCCCGTCATGCCAGCGCACGAGGTTGGCATCACGCCACCTGCCAGCGGCCTGCATGTCGGTCCCGTTGCGGTACTGTCCGGGAGGAAGAATCAGATCGGTGTACATCAGCGAACCGTGATCTTGCGGCCAGAACCACTGTGCGCGGCCTTCTTGCCTGCAAGCTGCAGTTCGGCAAGCGCCTGCTGAAACATGCCCTCCCACACCGCGACCCGCTGATCCTCGACCAGATACGGGGCGCTGTGCTTCAGGGCGCCGTAGAGGTAAGCGTCAGGGGCTTCGTCCAGCACCCAATTCGACGTGTTGCTGTCGGACAGGCCCGCGATTTCGCCAAGATAGACGTGCTCAAGCGTGTAATCGCCATCAGGCGTCGGGTAGAGTTC